ACCGATAGATTTTTCGGGCAACACTTGTTTGTTAACGGGGGAAGGATGCTCGTCTGCACTGAGGGTGAGCTAGACTGCCTAACAGTTTCACAATTAGGAGGCAACAAATACCCAACGGTAAGCCTACCAAATGGTGTCGCATCAGCCAAGGGTGTATTCAAAAAGAATTTAAAGTGGCTCGAGAATTTCGAGAAGGTTGTTCTGATGTTTGACGAGGACGAGCACGGTCGCAAAGCGGTTGAGGAAGTGGTCTCTATCCTGCCCCCGGGAAAAGCTTACATCGCTCGGTTATCTGAAAAGGATGCCAACGAGATGCTTATGAAGGGTAAGGGGGAAGAAGTAATTCGGGCGATGTGGGATGCAAAGAAGTGGTCTCCCTCGGCTATTATAAACGGCATTGATTTATTTGATAGGATCTCCCAAGCCAAGCCGAATGAAGATAGTATTCCTTATCCTTTTGAGGGTCTCAATATAATGACCCGAGGAATCCGAACGGGAGAGATCAGTTTATTTTGCGCAGGAAGTGGTGTCGGTAAGTCCCAAGTTTGTCGGCAGATTGCTCATCATATTTTAACTACCACGGATTGCAAGGTAGGATACATAGCCCTCGAAGAAAGTGTTGAAAGGTCTGGTCAAGGTATTCTCGGGATTGAATTAAGAAAACAACTTCACCTTGAGCCTTTCGAGGTAGACGAGAAATATACTGAGGGCTACAAGAAGACTCTTGGATCTGGTAGGTTTTTTCTATATGACCACTGGGGCTCGATGAATACCGACGAGCTTCTTTCTCATGTCAGGTACATGGCGCAAGCACAAGGGGTCACTCATATAGTCCTCGATCACATCTCGATTGTTGTATCGGGAATGTTAGAATCCGAGATGTCCGAGAGGAAAGCCATAGATGTTTTGATGACAAGGTTAAGGGCTTTGGTAGAAGAATCTAAGTTGTCGCTTATACTTGTAAGTCATCTTAAAAGGCCCGAGGGAAACCGGGGATATGAGGATGGGTTAGCTCCAAATCTTTCCTCGTTGCGCGGCTCGGCATCCCTTAGTCAACTTGCGGATATGGTTATCTCGCTCAGTAGAAATTTGCAGTCCGCTGAAGATAAACACACGACCACGGTCACTGTCCTAAAGAATAGATTCTCGGGTGAAACAGGTATAGCTACGTACCTCGAGTATGACACGGATCAGGGCGTACTTAACGAGACAGCCTTTAAGGGAGACTTTAGTACCAGCTAATAAAATTATGAAATACAAACTACTCATAGCAGACATAGAAACTAACGGGATAGAGAAACACAACGGGATAATAATGTGGGCAATACAGAAGGGCTTAAAGACTCTTCATTGTATGTCTATCTTAGATGTAGAAACAAAAACTCTTTATGAATTTAACACCATGAAGGGAAATATAACCGAGGGTCTCGAGATGCTTCGTCAAGCCGAGTATGTCGTATTTCATAACGGGGTTGGATTTGATGTACCCGCTCTTCATAAACTCTACGGCCTCGAAATTAATAAGGTCATAGATACAATGCTTATGGCTAAAATGTTTTTCCCTGATATTTCCGAGAGTGATTACAAGCGCGATGATTTCCCTAAGAAGTTAGTGGGTTCCCAATCCCTTAAAGCTTGGGGTATCCGCCTAGGTAATCTTAAAGGGGACCACGGGGAGAGTGAGACTTGGGAAAACTTTAGCCCCGAGATGCAACAATATTGTAACCAAGATGTTCGGGTAACCTTTTCTTTATATGAGCATTTATTAAAAGCTAACACTTCACCAAAGGCTCTCGAAATGGAGCATGATTTTGCTAAGATTCTCAGGGGGCAGGAGCTTAATGGTTTCCCTTTCAATGCGGAGAAAGCGGAAGAGCTTGCCCGAGATTTAATGGTAAGGAAGGTAGAACTCGATAAGGAATTACAGGAAGTCTTTCCCCCTACTATTGTAGAGATGAAAAGCCCCGCAGGTTGGAAGGTGGAGTTTGAAGGTTTTGAATACACCGCAAAGAACAAGGTGCAACTCAGGTGTGAACTAAAGAAAGCCGGGGTTAAGCAATCTATCGTAGAGTTTGCGGAGAAGACAGGAAACAAAACAAAGACTATCCCTTTTAATCCCGGGAGTAGAGACCAGATAGCGGAGCGGCTTATAGCTAGTGGATGGAAGCCTCAAGCCTACGAGGGTAAACGCCCCGAGATAAACGAGACTGTTCTTAGGAAGATAAACACCAAGGAATCCCTTAAACTGCTCGAGTATCTCCTAGTTCAGAAAAGGTTGGGCCAACTTGTCGATGGTAGATATGCGTGGCTTACTTGTGTAACTCCCGAGGGCCGCATACATGGCTCGGTCAATACAGTAGGAACAGTGACAGGGCGATGCACCCACTCACAACCTAATGTTTCTGCTGTTCCCTCGGTACGTGTGGAGTATGGTGAGGAAGCCCGAGGACTCTTTAAAGCTCCCGAAGGTAAAGTTCTCGTAGGTGCTGATGCAAGTGGCATCGAGTTGAGAATGCTCGGTCATGTGTTGTTTAAATATGATTCAGGGAAATATGTTAGGGAGATTCTTGAAGGCGACATCCATCAAGTCAATGCGGATGCTCTCGGGATCGCCCGATCAGAAGCGAAGACTTGGATCTATGCTTATCTTTATGGTTGTGGTAACCAGTTACTCGGGGAAATTGTCGGCAAAGGGATGAAGGAAGGGAAGCGATTACAACAAACATTCTTGAATAAGATGCCCTCGTTTAAAAAGTTAACTACCGATATTTCCCGAGCGGTTGATATGAATGGGAGCCTAACCGCGATTGATGGGAGGATCTTAAAGATACGCTCGAAACACAAAGCACTTAACTCGTTGCTTCAAAGCTCGGCAAGTATCGTAATGAAACAAGCGTTGATTGAATTTACTCGGGATCACGCCAAACACCCATATGAACTTCACGCAAATATACATGACGAGGTACAGTTCTCGTGCCTCAAGGAACACGCAGATGATTTAGGCAGAGCTTTTGTGACTGCCCTCGGCACAGCAGGGAAGACACTCGGTATTCAATGCCCTTTGGATGGTGAGTTTAAAGTAGGAAATAACTGGGCGGAGACGCACTAAGGGATGTTAAAAGCAATCTTCATATTCGTTCTAGCCTCCTCGGTCATATATGCGGATGAACACCATTGGGGGAACATTCCGCCATTGCCAAAACTAACTATTAATCATTACCCTGAGATGGGGCTCATTCAAATAGAGTTCATATCTGATTCAACGCTTGATGTACCTGTATGGTATATTTTAGAAGTCAAACAAGAAGGTGATCCTAATGCCGACTGGTTTCGCCCGTTCAATCCGTTACAAACGCGTAATTTTAACGAGTTGGTTAGCTTAGAGCTTAATTATAGAGATCCAGCGGGACAACTACAACCTTGGTTCAAAGCTGAAATGATTCGCATCCTTGTAATGTGGGGAGCTTAAAGAAAATAATTATGGCAAAGAAAAATAAAACCAACATAGAAGAAGTAGTGATCCATACGGATCTATTGGATCAGGGTGTTTCACATGAAGAATTAATTGATATAATTCATGCGGCCTTTAAATATGCGGAACTCGGTGAGCTTTTAGATATCATTTCGATTGATGCAATAGAAACCGACAACTTGAGTTCCTACGAAAAACCGAACGATAAAGATATTTAAAGTTATGAAAAAGAGAACAGCAGTAATAGATGGGGATATGATTGTCTACCGGGCGGCTTTCGCTTCTGAAGAGGAGATAAAGTGGGACGATGATATCTGGACCTTACAGAGTAACGAGCCTGAAATGAAAGTCATTATCGATGATATGATGGAGTTCATACAAGACGCTACCCAATGCGAGGAGTTGACCCTTGTTTTCTCGGACTCCAGAAATTTCCGTTACGATATATTCCCCGAGTATAAAGCTAACCGGAAAGGTAAGAGGAAACCTCTCGGCATAAAATATATAACCGAGTGGGCTTTCGACAAATACAACGGAATCCGATGGAACAATCTGGAAGCGGACGATGTGGTAGGAATGCTCTGCTCCAATACGAAACACAATGTCGCGGTAAGTGCCGATAAAGACTTTGCAACTTTGCCCGAGTGTGAGTGGTTTAACTTCCTTTCCCGAGAGACCAGTTTTATGACGCAGGAGGAAGCAGATTATAACCATCTCGCCCAAGCACTCTCGGGAGATTCTGTCGATGGCTTCTCGGGGGCTAAAGGAATTGGAGGTGTAACAGCTAACAAGTTACTCGATAAAAACGGGGCTACTTGGGAGACAGTCGTGAATGCTTATGAATCAAAAGGACAGACGGAAGAGGACGCTTTGATGAACGCTCGGCTTTCCTACATCCTCAGAAATAGAAATGAATATAACCAGAAAGAAGGAGAAGTTAGATTATGGAACCCACAGACGCAGAAATAATAAGAAGAAAGCCCCTGCCCGATAGCGGGGAACGCTCCGAGTTTGAGACAGGAAGTGTCCGAGATGCTTGTGAAGGTAAAGGAATACCCTCGTTAATCCCCGTGTCTTCTTTGCGCTCGGTAGCTAAAAGGTTTGAAGATGGTGCTTATAAATATGGTCGGGATAATTGGAAGAAGGGACAGCCACTTAGTCGTTATGTTGATTCAATTAATAGACATCTTTGGGACTGGCTTGAAGGGTGCGAGGAGGAAGATCATCTCGGTGCAGTTATCTGGAATGCGATGTGTCTTCAGCAAACAGACGAGTGGATAAAGGAAGGCAAGTTACCTCGTATATTAAAGGATATCTAAAAAGCTTGACATATAGATAAATTACATAAAAGGACCAAGGATAAATATGGATAAACATTTCCCTCTAGTTTCAAGCGAGCTTGTAAAGGCTCTCGATGAAGTTTTCCCGCCAAAAGAATTTGGACCCAAGGACGAATTAAGGACTATGGATTATTACTTTGGTCAGAGAAATATTGTCAATTTCCTGCGAGCAAAACACGCAGAACAATCCGAAAATATATTAACAAGAGAACAATAAAACCATGTGTCTTTCACGCCCAAAAATACAAGCTCCCCCTCCTCCTCCAATAGTTCCCCCAATACAGGAACCAAGTGAAGTTGCGGAGGTGGTAGAAAACAAAGCAGATAAAACGAGGCGCATGAAGAAAAGAAGGGGCAACAGTTCTCTAACTATAAGAAGACCCTCGGTTTCCTCTCCTTCCAGTGGAGCAGGAGCTAATATAAACTATTAATTTTTAACTATAGGAATCACTAAAATCAAATGCACGTAACAAATATAAACTTATCCCAAGCTTCATCTTCGGAAAGCTATTGGGATGGCTCTGGAAATGGGACTCTGACTTCAACTACTACTCCTAAAATAAAAAACATCAACGGGGGAACCTATTGCTTCCTCGCTTCAGGAGCTATTCCTGCAACTGGATGTACACTTACTTTACAACACAAAGTTGGAGCTAACTATATAGATATAGGAGATGACGCGGTACTCACTGGCCCCGGGGGTTGTGTGTTTACTACTTCGCAGTCCGATATCCGCTTAGTAGTTGCAGGAAATAACAACGCAACCAACAGCATCGATGTCGTAATCGCACCTGTATAACAAAGATATATAATCACATAGAACATGGCTAGAAAATCTATCGTCACCAAAGATAACACCATTACTTCGTCAAGCACGGAGCCTCTTTCGAGAGAAGTAGCTAGACCTATATTTGGTGAATCAGTACTAGCCATTGACTATAACTTTGCGGATAAGCAGATCCTCGACAGTGACATAACTTTCAGCCGTGCTTCGGGGGCCACGCAGACTAACAGTTCGGGGCTTGTGGCGTATGCTCCTGCGAATGAACTTAAAAAGTCCTCACAGTTAGATACGTGGGCTGAGTTAGGAACTGATAATATAACTGTAACGGCTGCTACTGATATTACTGACCCGTTAGGAGGGAATGGTGCATTTAGAGTTACAACAAACACAGCAGACGCAGGAGGAATCTATGTTGGCGCTACCGACCAATCAAAGGTTGACGGAATTTCAGTTTCATCAATTTACATTCGTTCAGTAAGTGGAACAAAGACCACTAATGTTATTCACTAT